ATGTCGTCGCCAACGTGAAAAAAGACAAACATCAGGAGAATATATGCTAAACGTGAACCGAAAGCGTCTATCCCGTGCAATATGGGACACCCTTTTCGCTGACCTGCCAGATCTGCCCTGGCACATCATTGAGGGGCTAGAAAAGCTCGACCCTGCCCGTCAAACCGGCAGCACTAATCACGCCTCGCTCATCGCACTTTGGGCCGTGGTGCGTTATTACCGTCCCGAAGTGGTAGCCGAAATTGGCACCTATATCGGCAAGTCAACCTTTGTGTTATCGCGTTTAGGTGCGGAAACGCATACCTGCGACATGACGCACAATTTCAAACTCCCGATCGCAACCAAGATCACGCAATACCACGGGAGTTCCACAGAAATGTTCAGCAAATTAGATGGCAAAATTGACCTGCTTCACCTGGACGGGCGACTACAGCCGGACGACAAGCCGCATCTCGAGCGTCTGTTCACGCCTAATACCATCATCACCCTCGATGACTTTGAGGGAATTGAAAAAGGTGTCTGGAATGCGATGCAAATTGATCTCACACATCGCATCTTGGTTTACCCGCCCGAACGGCAGTTGACAGAGCGGTTTGCGCTGGGAGATGCTACGACTGCAATCATCCTGCCCAATTTAAGGTTAACGCCGCAATGAGCCACAAGGACGCTGCCGAATTCGTAGGTGTTTTGCTGCATTCAGCCACCGCAACTCACTTTCTTCATTTGCAGACGGCGAGCTACGCGAGCCACAAAGCCCTGGGCCACTATTACGAAAACATCGTAGAGCTGGCTGATAAGTACGCAGAGGCGTATCAGGGCCACTACGGCATCATCCCGCTGTCGGACTATCCAGACGGCTTTAAGGTGCAGAGCAATGCGGCAAAATACGCTGACAGCCTGTTAAGTTTTGTGAAGGGCATTCGCGGTGATCTGCCGAAAGACACCGACCTGCAAAACATCGTCGATGAAATAGTGGGCGAAATTGCATCCCTTTCGTACAAGCTGGATCGCTTTAAGTAAATGGCGGCAGATCGGAGCCGACTCGCAGCTGCCCTGGCGTATGAGGACGAAAAGCGTCGTCGTATGGCCGCGGCTACGGGTCAGCTAACCGATCGCCAACGCATGGAGCTGGCCCTCGCTGCTGACCGCCGCGAGCAAGCCATGATGGCCGACACCCAGCCTACCCTCGAGCGCGAGGTGCAACGCCTGACGGGCCTGCAACCAAACATCGAGCGTAGCAACATCCTGCCCTATTACAGCCGCGAAACCGGCCTGGTCGCCCCGCAGGTGCTGTATGACGCAGCAAAGGCCATCGTGGCGCCAGGCTTTACCGCACAGGGCGGTCGCGTCAGCCCCGAGGAAGCCTTTAACGTCGCCGCTAACATCACGGGCGGCAGCATCGGCGGGTCAGCATTGGCCCCGGTCGAAGGCACGATCGCGGGCATGGGCGCGTCCCGCAAAACACCCAAGGTGAGTTATGAAAGACGACAAGAAGGGCCATTCCTCCGAATCCGACAGACAGGCGCGAGTGCAGGCCAATATAACGAAAGCCAAAGCCCTGTTGGCCCGGCTGGAGAAAAAGTACGGCAAAGCCGAACCAAGGTCGGAGGAGGAGCGGGAGTGGCGGTGGCGCCAGATAATGCGCCATCGGTCGTTTCTGGACGACGTTTAACACCGGCACAGGTCGCTAGCCAATACACCGAGAGGGAGTTTGGCACCCCATACAAACTGGGAAAGAACCCGCCGAGCAGCTTGCAGAAACAAGCACCGATCGGGCGCATATTTCTCGAGGCCACGAAAGAAACGCCGCAATACAAAGCCGCAACGCTGAAGTCGTATGACCGGGTGATGCCGGACGTATTGCAGAAGGCCAAGGTTAAAAGCTACGACGACCTGCTCGAGAAATCGTATTTGCAGCTTGCCAAAGAGGTGAAGTCGCAGTTCGACTCACTTCCGATCGCCATGTCGTACTACCGCGGCGGCGAAGGCAACTATAAGTCCAGCAAGGAGATGTTCGAGGACATCGACAAGCGCGGGCATATGTTCGTTTACCAGGGCGGTGAGCCACACGATTTCCTCGGCTCGACCGACCCTGACACCGGCCTCTCGTACAACGAGATGTTTCGCGCGGTACACGATTATTTCGGCCACGCCGTACATCGCAACCAGTTCGGCCCAATGGGGGAAGAAACCGCCTGGGCCGCTCACAGCCAGATGTTCAGCCCGCTCGCCCGCATCGCCATGTCGAGCGAAACCCGAGGCCAGAACAGCCTGGTTAATTACTCGCCGCTCAATGCGGAGCTGAAAGCCTTAATTTTGGAAGCTGACGCGGAAATCGCAGCAGCGCAACGATACGGCTATGACCCGGCCGACATTAAAGAGCTGCAAGCAGAACGCCAGGCATTGTTCAACGATTTCCAATATGCCCCGCAGAAGTCAGTCGTACTGCCTGCGGAAATGATCCAGATTGACTACATGGGCGCACCGATCGCGGGCTTTGAAGGATTGATCCTCCCAGATCCTGGCACCGCACAGAGCCTGGCGCTGACGCATTACAGCAAAAGCCCGAACCTCACGCAGACCGATCCGAGCCGTTATGGCACCGGCATCAAGGGCGAAGAAGCCGCCCGCCTCCGCGGCGCGCCTGACATACGCGATCGCACCTATTTCTACACCGGCAAGCCAAACGCAGTACGCCCAGAAGCAGGACTTGGCCCTAACGTCTACACAGCGCAGGGCGAAAACCTCTACAACATGAGACGCGACCCGGCCAAGCTCGGCATCCTGGCTGACGTCGTAAATACCACCTCACCGATGGCACAGATGAACCCTGGCGCCATTGACGCCGCTCAACGCGCAAACGACTTCGAGCGCCTGATGCGAGCCTACGGATATGCCGGCTACTACAGCCCCGAGGCTCGAGTTGCCACCGTGTTTGAACCCACAAGAGTCAAATTAGCGAAGGCATTACGACGATGAACGACGGAACTTTTAAAAAGGGTAGAAAACCTGGGCCGGGTAGGCCCAAGGGATTGCCGAATAAGTCCACCCAGGCCGCCAGAGAAGCCATTGCGCGGTTCGTAGACGGAAACGCAGACCGCCTACAAGGGTGGCTAGACGAGATCGCTAGAGAGAAGGGAGCGCAGGCTGCCTTTGACTGCTTCAGCACCCTGCTCGAGTACCACGTTCCCAAGTTGGCACGGCAAGAAATCACCGGCCAGGATAACGGCCCGGTCAAGGTACAGATCGGATGGATGGCTCCCGAATAATCCTGCCCTACCGCCCACGCAAGGCGTTCATGCCGTTCCATGAGCGCACGAAACGCTGGGCCTGCCTTGTCGCGCACCGTCGCGCAGGCAAAACGGTAGCCGCCGTCAACGACATGATCCGCGCTGCTGCTATGTACCAGGGGCCGTATGGCCTGTTTGCCTACGTCGCACCGTATCGATCCCAGGCCAAGGCTGTAGCCTGGCAATACTTTAAGGACGGCGCACACCCGATCATCCAATCCGTCAACGAGCAGGAACTGACCATCACGCTGATCAACGGTAGCCAGATCCGCCTGTTCGGAGCTGACAACGCAGATGCCATGCGCGGAATGGGCTACTCGGGGGTGTACGCTGATGAATATGGAGATTGGAAACCGAGCGTTTGGGGTAACGTCATTCGCCCCGCTTTGAGTGATAAAAACGGATGGTGCGTGTTCGGCGGTACGCCAAAGGGGCGCAACCAGTTTTATGACATCTACGAACTAGCCGCTCGAAATCCTAGCGAGTGGTTCCTGCTGCGCTTGCCCGCCTCAACCAGCGGGATTCTCCCGGCGTCCGAGCTAGACGCTGCACAAGCGCAATTAACCGAGGATCAATACCAGCAGGAGTATGAATGCAGCTTCTCGGCTGCCCTCCTCGGTGCTTTTTACGGTTCAGAAATGCGTCAGGCAGAGGATCAGGGCCGCATCACGCGGGTGCCATACGATCCCGAGCTGCCTGTGTATACAAGCTGGGATCTCGGTTTTAGAGACGACACCGCGATATGGTTCTACCAGGTCACGCGCGGTGAGATCCGCTGCATTGACTTCTACGCCGTGTCAGGCGCTGACATCCACGACATCGCCGAGGCGGTCGAGAGCAAGCCGTACAAATACGCCAAGCATTACCTGCCGCACGACGCCAGGGCCAAGAGCCTACAGACGGGCCGCAGCATCATCGAGCAGTTGGCGGTTTATCTTGGCGCCGGCAAACTTGCTGTGGTGCCGGACATTGGCCTGCAAAATGGCATCCAGGCAGTACGCATGACGCTGCCTCGAGTGTGGTTTGACGCAGAAAGATGCCGTGATGGTATCGAGGCGCTGTGCCAGTACCAGCGCGAGTATGACGAAGATAAAAAGGCATTCCGTCAGTCACCGCGGCACGATTGGACATCACACCCTAGTGACGCATTCCGAATGCTTGCGGTATCATGGAGCGAGGTCGCTGACAAGTCCCCAACATTGGAGCAAAAACCGCTCATG